TCGTCTCGGCGCTCCCAGTCGTCGTCTGCAATCGTGAAGCCAAAGCTAGACGTAGATACATTACCCATTCGGATATTTTCAGCCAGGTCTTTTGCGTAGGATTGATTTCCTAGCTCAAACCGATACTTAAGACCCTTGTCATCGACTTCCAGTTCCAAGCCGCGACCGACACGGGCCAGTGGCATATTCCAGTCGTGGTTAAACAAAGCAACAGTGTTAGACATGTCAGCCTTGTCGAAAGCACCACGAGCGATACGCTCGGCAAACTTTCCGCCAATAACGGTCTCGTCCTCGAATCGTGCCGCGTAGCCCTCGACAACGACGTTTCCATTCTTTTCAGAACGGATCTCGAAGTCTGCGCTCAGCGACCGCTTTTCTAGTTTTTCCATTATTGGTTTTCTATTTTGTTGATAGTTTTCTCACACCATGATTTCATGCTGTCGCCACCCCAGGCAGCGTACATGATAGAACCGCAGATGTCCTTACCTTTTGCGTCAGTGAACTTTCCCTGATCGTACGTCTTTGCACGGGAAAGAAAAGAAAAGGTCCTCTTGATCGTATTAAGAGTGAGCTTCTCTCCAGACGCCAATTGACGCGCTCGAACCCAGCCTACGCTAGTTCCGCAGCTCGTGCCATTTTCTTCCTTGTGCTTCAAGGCAGCTTTGGCGCGGTTCTTAGCCGCCTGTGGATATCCGCCGTAGGTATTAGCCATTATTCTAAGTCAATAACTACTGAGTTTGTGATAGCTGACGTAAGTGCCGCAGCATTCGTTCCAGCCGCGTATCCGTACGTGATTTGCCATACGCCCTTTCCAACTCGTTGCTGCCAAGGTGAAGTGTCTTCGGCAGCCGTTGCAGCAGCTGTAACCAAGTCGTCAACTACGTCTGAAAGTGTTGAGATGTCAGCGGTGTTGTAAAGCTTCATAGCGTGTGCTAACTGATTTACAGCTGCCGTCTTATGGGCGGTAGTCACTGTTGATTGCTGAATATAAGCAACGTGTGTCGTGGACAACTCTGCCTTCACACCGTCTGTCCCGACGGCTGCTGTGGAGCCAGATGTGCGCACGTTATTTACTTCGAAATAGTGTGTAGGCATGTTTATTCTTTATTGTCTTCGGCTAAGTCCATCATGGCTTGGTTGTCCACTTCATCAACAGCCTGTGGATCGCTTTTAGAAACCACAGAAGCGGCGTAGTCAGACATAGCAGAAAGCGGTATTTGATTAAGTTGAATGTGATGGTTGTCACCCCCTTGAACAGGCGCCAGGCCTTCACGAGATCTGACCTCATTGATTGATAAAACACCGTCAGAGAGTAGGGAGTGATAATAGCTGGCCCTGGAAGTGGAGTCTGCCCGCAACATGGAGTCGATGTCGAACCTGCAGGAAAGACTGTTGTCGTTTCGTAAAACTTTCCGCTCGATTTCAAGTTCGATTCGGCGCACCCAGGGCAAAATGGTCCCTTGGAAGAATTGAAGCGTTTGTTGCTCATAGTTGTCATACGATGAATTCCCCTCCATTCCGATTATAGCGGGAGGAACCTGAAAGAACCGGGCTATCTCCTCAGAGGTGTACTTCTTGACTTCTATATACTGAAGTTGCTCCAAAGGCACAGAGAGCGGCTGGTAGGCGAAGCCGCCCCCCAAGATAGCGACTTTATGGGCATTCTTTTTGCCCATGAATTCTTGCCTCCAGCGCTCACTGGCCTCCCTCATCTGCTCTATCGTAAGCGGCTCCTTCGTAGTGAGGATGCCGCCGAGCATTCCACCATTTTCAAAGAACGTACTGCCGAAATTTTGAATCGACTTGGCGGTATTGAGGTTTTGGAGTTGGATGTTCGTCGGGTTTTTACCGCGAAACGCCTTGATCTCCAGAATCTGTTCCTGTGGGATAGGGCTAGGTGAGCCTGTGTAAGTGTACCAGCGGGTTCCGTCAAGCTCTAGCTTTGACTGAACCTCTGTAGCAGGAAGCCAGTAAATCTCACCGTCCAAAATGAGAGCCGTACCGACCCCGTATAAAAGCGCGTCACTGACGATCATTTGCCAGAATTCGTACGCACCCATCATAGGGTTTGGTTCTACAGCCATCATCCGGCTGACTGGGTGGCTAGGAAGTGGTCTTCGGATGCCGTCTTTGTCAACCTTTTCCACCACCGCGTTCATAGAAGCGATCGTGTCAGAAATCTTGCTAACACAGGCGTAAACAGCCGACAAGGTAAGCGTGTCCACCCCTGAAGCCAGTGTCTGGTCGCTGACAATGGTGCTTAACCATCCAGTGTGAGCTTGGGTAGGGAAGATAGGCGCTTGTTGCCGATCCTCCTTGTTCAAACCGAAAATACGTTGAAATAAATTTCGCTCTTTGGACATTGGCGCAAAGATAGTGTACAGCAGCCTCTACTGAACGAATTTTTTGCTACATTCCTACTACTGACATAAAGAATTCAAAGTTAGGAGCAACCTCCTCTTCCTCAAAGGTTAGCATCTCTCCAATCGCCATGATTGCAGCCACCACGCCGTCAATCTTATCTCCAGATTTCGACTTGTCTACTTTTATGTTCCCGCTAGGGTCTAACTTTAAAAACACATTGCCCATCATCCACCGTAAAACCTCATCGCCGCCGTGATGCAGCTTGCCTTCTAACGCCAGCTTCTCGTAGAATTTAGAAGGGAAAGACATGGAGGCGTATCCTTGACCAAACGGATCACACGGAACCCCGTCGCCTTCAAGGTCACGAATCAAGCTCAACGAGTTCCAACGGTCGTACGCCACGCCTTTTATGTTATATTTTTCTGATAGATTGTTAGGGTCGTACTGGACCTTTCCATCCATCACGTAATGGCCGCTAATCATCTTGCGTATCACATTATAGTCTGTGACATTGCCAGGGGTTACTATCACATTTTTATAATCATCAATGTGAGAATATATATGTGTCTCATCCCTTTCGAGCCTACGCTGAACCGCTCGTTCTGGAAGGAAGTAGTAATTGGATAGTTGCACTCCTGTCTGCGGGTCGCCAACCGCCACGCTAAACGCTGTCATGTCATCCGTGGCCGCGAGGTCAAGCCCTATATAAGCGTCAACCTTTTCCGATGAGGTATCGATTGGTTGTTTGATGTTAGACTCGCACATCCACAGGTCGTCCTCTATCCATATATCTTGCGCACCTACAAAAAGGTTGCAGTGCTTGACCATAAATTCCGTAATGGTACGACCGCCGTACAACTTCGCGTTGTTGCACTGCTTCTGCAAGTAGTCCATCGAGATTGAAGCTCCGAGACCAGGATTCGCCTTCTTCCATGCTTCAGGGTCATCCCATTCGTCACCGTCGTCTTTGTCGATCTCGTAGCACAAAAATAACAGGTTGTCGTTCTTTACCGTGCCGTCTAACACCTTCTTTCCGCCGTTTACGAACTCGGTAGCCACGCCGTCCAGCACGAAGCCAGCGGTAGAGATGGCAAGCATCAGTGGCGACTTACGAGAACCCATAGAGGAAGCAAGTACGCGGTACAGCTCGCCGTCCTTCATGGCGTGCATCTCGTCTACACAGCCTATGTTCAAGCTCAGACCGTCCAAGGTGTTGGCGTCAGACGATAATGGCTTGATTATGCAGTCTTTTGGGCCATGAATCTCCTGCCTGTTCGCTGTAAAGCGCTTACCTAAAGCAGGCGAACGCTTCACGCATCTTCGAATCTCATCGAACACTTCCTTCGCCTGATCCCGCTTCGTGGCCGCCGTTACAAACTGCCCTGCACCATCGTCGTCGAGGACCGCCATAGCAAGGATAATAGCAGCCGCAAGCTGTGATTTACCCGATTTACGAGCCACAAAGAAGTGAGCAGTAGTAAAACGACGCTTTTTTACGTCGTCTTTATGCACCCAGCCGAATAACTGGCCGATAAAAGCAACCTGCCAGTCAGAGAGAATAAACTTCTTTCCAGCCCACTCACCTCTCGTGTGGACACAAACAGTCTCTATGAACGTGATGTACTTAGCAGCAACTTCTACGTCAAATACCCAAGGAAAATCATCATCACCTACCCTTTCCAGGTCGTTTGTGAACCTTTCGTAGGCTTTTTTTACGTATTTACCCGCAATAATAGACTCGTCAAGGACACCCTCGACGTAATCCCACATGCGGTTAAGTCGCTCCGTGTTAGACAAGATCGTCGATTTCGTCCCCTTCGGCACGCTTGCTGTTAGCAGCTGCGGCATTAACTGCGGCACCCATCATGCGGGCACGATCCATAGGAGAAAGCCCTAATTTAGCCGAAAGTTTGCCTACTTCGCCCTGGACCTTCGATAAAGCGGTCATTTTTCCGCTCACATTAGACGATCCGTTCTCATAAACCTGCACAATGTCGTCCACCGTCTGGATTTCTCGTGACAGCATCACAAACATAGAAAGGTTCTTGGCGAGCATGGTAATCGTCACTACGTCCACGCTCTCCAGCAGCCCGGTCTCATCGAGGTAGTCCAGGACCATGGTAAACATACGCTCGCCCTCGTGGTCCAGACTGACGATTGGCTTCAGTTCAGACAGCTTTTTAGCGTCAGAACGCACTACTTTAGCCACCTCTTCCTTCGCAGGAGCTGTAGCTTCTCGCATCTTCTGGAGTAACGTGTTTTTGTTTGCCATAATTACTTGCCCTGACCTCGGTACTTCTTTTTGTAGTTCTTGGATCGCTTGTTCGATGAGGTCTTCGTCTTGGCATGTACGCCTGGACGAGACACAAATCGCTCCTGCTTTACCGGTGTTGCTTGTTTTTTAGCCATTTCTTATTACGCGAGCGCTGTAGTTAAGTTGCCTGAATTGTCCACAGTAATTTTGTATCTAGTTCCACCTGGCGATGTCAATATAACACCGTCGCTTCCAGCCACCTCAAAATTGCCGCTGACCTTCCCGTTTCCAATAATCTCTATTTTTTCTGAGGGAGTGTTTGTGCCAATACCGAAGTTGCCGTTCTCTACGTAGCTATTAATGACTTTGAAGTCACTGTCTTCAATCGTTGCCACAGAGAGACTGCCGAGCTGCCAACCGTCTTCAGCCTCGTCATTAGTGTATATGTTTTCGTCTCGTCCAATACCAAAACCAAAGGTGTGGTTTGCTTGCCAGTCCCAAGGAAGCTCAGTAATAGGTCTGTCATTTAAGAGGACAGCCATATTGTCTCCATACTTCCTAACTTTCAATATGTGGTTTACAGTTTCGTTAGGGAACGTAAATGGCTTAACGTAATCTACGCGGGCGTTTGCATTTGAGCTATAAGACTGATCGCCGTGAAGAGCGTGATTCCATTCAGCCGCAACAAACGGGCCTCGGCTAAAGTCTCCCCAAAAAACAGGAGTGGACCCACCCCTTCTAGACTTAATGAGGCATTGGTCAGCATCGTAAGAAATACGGATTATATCGTAATTATTTGAGTCTACATAGTTGAATATGCATTTAAATGTAGAGTTAACGCTGGTAATATCTGATTTGACAGAATTCGACAAGTCCCATACTATTTCATAGTTGTTGGGTAAGGTAGTGTTCGAAGTGGCTATTTCCCCAGAATTATTTGTTATAAAAGCACCTTCTTTCCTGGCGTATCCACCGCCGCCTACGACAATAATATTCGCATCTGCATTTGTGCTATACTGAATTGTGTAACCGCTCCCAATGTCTGGAGTATGAGCGGCTAGGTCTGTATCAGAAGCCTCGGTAAAGGTGTCGTTATGCACGACAGTTCCGCTTGGAATGAGCCTGCTGTCCTTTAGAGAGACCTCTCCGTTAACAATAATAGACCCCTCAATTTTTTGGTCGCCAAAATGCTGTGCGTCTCCGTGCGTCCTGATAATTGAGTTAGAGTACTTGTTACCAGCTATTAATATGCTTTCAAGGTCACCCCAGTTTCTTGTCCCAAATTGAGCTATTGCACGGCCAGATCTGCCAAGAGTGTCGGTACCCGCATTGCTCTGTTGGGATCCGTCATTTTCAATCCTAAATTCCGTTCCACCCGTATTGTTATATCCAGCTTGAACGAAGTCGTTCCCTCTAAAAGAGTCAGCAAAACAATTTCCTGTTGTTATTAAGCTTTTACCCCTAACTGCACTACGGGTTTCAATATCTCCATCGGCATAAATTTCTCCATTCACAAAAGTGTCGCTATCTACACTGAGTGCTTCTGCAACAAGAGCGCCAGAAACTCTTTTCCCATCGCCTGTAGAGTACTGAACTACTCTATCATCTTGGCTAATTACGTAGAAATTATTGCTGGATTCCGAAATATAAAACTGGCAAGGGTCTGAAGGCCCTCTACTAACAGGGAGGTTGCTATGGGATACATAAGAAAGCGTGGTGACGTCATACGGAGTTGACATCGAGAACATAACGATATGCTCAGTAGTAAACGCGCCAATAAGATGACTTCCGTCTGAAGCCACCCAAAGTCCAAACAAATCCTTAGGAGGGCTGTTTGCATTATCTCCCGCAGGCCATCCAGGAAAGAGATTGCTGAACGAGTTCCAGTAGTTAGCAAAGTCAAACTCACCCTGATAAGTAGCATTGGTGTCAAACGTCCAAGCGGAGTTCAATGTCAAATGGTGCACCGAATCGGTCGAGTAATCACCTATGTAGACGTTGATTCCGTTATCAGATATATATAAACTCATAGCTAGGTTCCCAAAACCTGAGATGTAATCACTTATGAGCCAATCCGTGTCAAAGGTGGCGGACGCCAAGTCCCAAGCCGTGCTTAGTGAGTATATCTGAATCCTATCCTCGTCGTCGTCAGCTATGAACAGCTTAGTACCATCAGTCTTAAAAATTATGCTTCTGGGCGTGTTGGCCGATGGAGGATTTAAACCTGTCTGTATGTAATCGGACTGCTGAACAGCAGTTGTGACGTCCCAAGCCGTAGATAAATCGTACTGGAATATCCTATCTCTACCTTCATCAGAGATGAACATCCTCGTTCCGTCTGGCTTAAAAAACAGACCTCTGGGAGAGCTGAAGGTCTGAACAGGATTAAACGTAGAGTTATTTTCTGTTCTTGCCTTGAACCTGTAAGTCCTAGGGTCGTAAGGTTCAGTGATTTCTACGTCGGTAAGATCTCCTATCGATTGAGCCAAGGTCAAATCTTCGTTAACCCACTTGCCAGACCCTGAGTCGTACCGTAATATCTGGCTGTCGGACAGAGACGAAATCTGGGTATCAAGCAGTTCGGAAATTGTATCAATCGCAGGTGGAGGTGATCCGCCAGTATTGCCGCTCGTGCCGTACAGCGTAGCGAAGTACAGTTGGCCGTTGCCGTCCGTCTTAAGGAAATAATCCGTACCGCCGTCAGACGATGGCAAAACGTATTCCTGATTGACCGTCACGCTGCCTTCCTCAGTAACTCTAAACACTTCAGCGTCGCCGCCGTTTTTAACAATAAAAGCTTTGTACGGTTCGTTGTTATCTTGGTCTAGTTCAATCACAAAATCGCCGTTGCTTTGAACCGTAAGCGGTCCAGCGGCTTGGCCTACATCCAATGGGCGAATCAATTTGGTTGACGATCCAGTCAATAAAATGTCGCCGCTAACGGTTACGTCTCCGCTTGAAGAAATTGATGAGAAACTTGGGTTTTCTGATATGCTAAGAACCGTGATTCCGTTCAGCTCAGATTGAGTCAGAGAACCTGTAGTGAGTATCGGCAACGAAGCGTTCACCCACTCACCCTCGCTAAAGTCGTACTTCAGTATCTGTCCTTCCGCTAAACTAGAAATGTTGACGTCAGCTAAGTCCTGAACTCTAGAAGTAGAGACAGGGTAGTACGGAGCAGGAGAACCGCCCGTACCAGGGGAAGAGCTTACGCCTTCAGAAGTGTCTTCTGCCTCAATAGCTCGAATAAGTACGTTGGCCTCGTAGCCGTCTTCATCATAGTGCTCAAGGAACAGGTCAAGGCCTTTGAGGTGATACAGCGTTTGAGCTACGTTGTACTCCGGTGGATCTGAACCTTCAATCAGCTCGCTCTCCGTCAGTGTATATAGTTCATTATTCTGTACTGCTGTAAAAACTACATCAGCAATACGCGCTGCCTCGGTATACGTATTAGAATAACAGAACACGGAAATCTCAAACGTACCGTAGTCTGCTGTATTCAAATCGTTGATGTCAAAGCTGGACTGCTGAATGATGACCTCAGGATTTTGCTCGCCCTGGAAACGCGCACCTACGGAGACCCTTATGTGTGACATGGTAGACTCGGCTGCAAGTGCATCCCGAACCACCTCGTACACTGATTTGTGCGCTCTAAGTAAACTCATCTTTTAAAATTTTTTTATTCTTACGTTCTTCCTCTTTGCTATCTCCTCACATTGTTCCTTATACCACTCGTACATAGCACGAAGATCTGGCATACTAAATTTTTTAGGTTGTTTGGCGCGGAGCATTACTTGTGAGGATACTCCTGGCTGCTCCTTATCCAGGGCCTGCCCAAATATCCACTGCTCGCCCTGGGAGTACAGGTTGCAACTTATACACTGAACCCGTATATTCCACTCATGATCCCACCTAGTGTTCATGTACCTGCGGCTAGCGAAGTGGCCGGCCTGCAACTTGGAGACGTGATCCTCCTTACCACATGTGTAACACTTTGCAAACCCATCCTCGTCTGCAGCAATCCAGCGAACGTACTTACTGCACCACTCGTCGACTTTCTTCTTCATCTGAGCGTGAGTGTACTTCTTCTCTGCCTTAGGCTTTGATTTAGGCTTCTTGTTCAATTGCTTGCTGGATTTTGAGTCTGCACGATTGCTTCTTTTTTTTCTCATTAGCAGAGACCACCTTCCATAATCATGTATATAATGCGATCGTCATCCGTCTCGACTGATATGTCCATTCTACAGTCGACCCCTTCAATCACCTCTATGTGGCAATCGAACTCCTCAGCTAAATCAGAAAGGTAGCTTTTAAAACTATCCTTCTCCGATTCACTCCACCCCAGACTGTTGATCAGGACTCTTTTCACTACCGTATAGTTTTTTACGCATGTAATTCACACAGTCGTCAAATGACTCAAACCTTACGCCATTAGCCTCATACGAAGCTCGACGAGCATTGCAACTACGACAGCTCCCTACGATGTTGGTTTTGTCGTATTCTGATACGCCTTCGTGTTGACACCGATTCAAAGGGATAACGTGATCGGCTTCTGTAGCCTCCGTCACACGGCCCAAGTGTAAACACCATTGACATATCGCGTCCCTATTAAGTACCGCTTCCCTGGTCGCACGCCACTGTGGAGTCTTGTAGAAGCCGTTGCTTTCCACCCCTTCGAATGGGCGAACCAAGCGACCGCTGTCCAGGTCACGACGGTTTCGTCCCTGCTTTTTAGCAAGCCATGGTTTGGGCCTCGATTTCCTTTTTAACTCCATACAACAAAGATACAACCCCCCCTCCTCCACTAGACGAATTTTCTTCAGGGTGACGAGGGTGACTTTTTTTTCAAAAGTTTTTCCTAAGCACGAAAACGGCCTAGATATCTTTTTAAGAAAATTATCTCACCTTCTCACCCAAATAGTCTACATCCCACACCACCATTGACTTTCCTTAGGGTGAGTATTTGGAAATTTGTTCACCCTGTAGTCACCCAAAAGGGTCTATCTCACCCATCCGGGTCCCGATCAAGGGTGACAAAAGGGGGCCGAGGGTGACATTTGGGTGACTTTGACTCCCCCTCCCCCGTTGTCTGCCGCGCAAAAGAAAGAC